CCTGCTGAAGCACCTCTTATGAAAGCTGTACCACTAGAATCTAACCCATCACTAACGACTGTACCAGTAACATCTATATTTCCACTTGAGATAGTACCGATATTGGTGAGGTTTCTTGATTGATCAATTATGGTAGAAGAACCAACTTTAAAATTTCCTGAACCATCAATAGTAAATCTACTATTTGCACCATTTGTAAAAAATGTTATGCCATGATTTGTGTCTGTTCTTAGGTATAAGTTACCAAAATAATTTTTGATGTGATTTGTACCAGTAGGTGTTTTTAAAAATAAGGTTGCTGCACGAGATGTACCACTTCCTCCTTGTGAGTTTTCTATTAATAATCCTGTTGCTGCATCTTGATTATCTATAACATGAAGTTTTTGAGATGGTGCATCAGTTGAGATACCAACATTACCTGTTGTATGTGCAATCACAAAAGGTGTAGTACCTTGTGATACATTAACAATACCAAAGAAACTTAAAGGTATATTTCCTGTACCACTACCCCCACCAATACCTGAAAACCATCTAAAACTATCATTCCTGTTGTAAACGATACCTGCACCTTTACTTGATGCACCTTTTAGAAATAATATCTCTCCTGTTGATGTGCTAGTGTTTATTATTTCTTGTTGGACACAATTGACTATATTTATATTTTGTAGGTTTCTTGAAGCATCTATTACTGTAGTATTGCTGATCTGAATACCTGCATTATGAGTTGTAGCACCTCTAAATTTAGATGTGCCATTTACATCTAGGTCAAAACTTGCATCAGGCGCTCTACCAACTCCAAGATTTCCTGAAACTCTAGCATCACTTACTGTTGTGACTAATCCTGTACTGTCAATAGATAGTCTAGTTGCACTAGCTGTCACATCTCTTATTTGAAACTTATCTGAATCTGAATTATCTATTCTGACAACATACTGTCTTTCAGAAGTAGCGAGTTTTAAAAATGGGTCAGTAGAGGTGTCGGTAATTGTAATATCACCACTAGCGATAGTTTGCCCTGTCGCATCAATACCACCATTAAAGGTAGAATCGTTTTGCACCACCAGCTCGTCAGCATTAACTTGCCCTGAACTTGTGATAGCACCACTACTGATAGTGCCTATATTAGTTAGGTTGCGAGAGCTGTCTATTACAGTAGTACCAGACAGGTTGCCCATTTTTAGTTCGTTATATATATGAACATTACCTGCATAAGCTGCTAATGCGATTACTGGTGTGCTTGCAGCATCATAAATATAACTTGCACCATTTACGATTGACAAACCAAGTCTGTCGCCAAATCCTCTATAATTACCTGCTGCACCTGAATTAGTAAAGTAATCACCACCATTAGCTCTTATGTCTCCTGTACTCGTAATAGCACCACTTGAGATAGTACCAAGTGACACATCCATGCTTCGACCTGTTTCTACAATTTTGTACCAAGTGTCCCAACTACCACCTATATCAGCTCTTCTGTGCCAGATATTGCCGTTATCGGTAAATCCTAGAGCATGAGTATCGCCACCCGAACTATCACCCCATTGTTGAAATAACATCTGTCCATGATAAGTACCACCATCACTTAAACTATCGCCATTATTATTTTGTTTAAAGTCAAACCTTACCTGTCTTGTACCTTCATCAGTCGTTGTTGCTACACTACGACTATCTACAACTCTGTATTTAGTACCAATTATTTCATCTATTGTTGCTTGGTTTATATTCTGTAAATTTCTTGAGCTATCTATAATCTGAGTACCACTCAATCTGTAGCCAGTAGCGTTATGATTGCCTGTAGTAGAAGAACCGTCAGATGTAGTAGCTAACTTCAGAACGTTATCGTGGTACAGAAGTGCACCACTATCAGGTATGAACTCTGCTAGTGTCTCAGTTGTACCTTTTTTGAACTGTATGGTTGCATCAGTAACTTCAAATATTACATTACCGTCCCCCTGTTCTTTAAATATCGTATTAGAACCGTCATGTTTAATAAGCATGTCATTTGCGGTTCCTATACCTATTGCTTTGTTATCATTTATTGATATGTTGCCTTCAAAAAAAGCATCTCTTGCAGCGTCAATAGTAAGGGCAGTAAGCGTTCCAACAGTTCCACTTTCGCATATTTTTAGTTTGCCACCATCAGAATGATCTATTCCTATTGTCCAATCCTGTTGCCCTAATGTTGTTAGTCTAATTTTTGGGTCGGCATTTGTGGTATCTATTCGTAAGGCAACATCACTACTACCACCATTTACATGAAGCTTCTCACTTGGTGACGAAGTTCCAATAGCTACTTTGCCTGAACTGTCTATTCTGGCCCTTTCTGTATTATTGGTTACAAATCTAAAATCATGGTTTGTTTCAGTTCCTATTTCTCCTAAATTTGCATTAGTATCATATCTGGTCTGTATTCTTGTTTTTACTGTTCCGTTACCTGCTTCTAATAAAGCTAAAGCTCTATTTGAAAAACCAACATTATTGCCTTCTGTTGTCCAAGCATTAATTATTTGTAATGTAGGATTATCAGTAATGCCTGTAGCAGTTTTACTTATACTTAATTCATGTGCTGGCGAACTCGTTCCGATACCGACATTTTCAGAAGAATCTAAAGTAATTCCTCTGTTGCCAATAACACCCCCACCACCATTTTGAATTTGTAACTTATTAGTAGAATTATCTAATAGTATTTGTGCATAATTATCGTCATCAGTATCGCCTAAAGCTAACTGAGCTAAACTGCTTGTTCCTGATATTATAGCTGCAACAGCATTACTAGAATTTTGTACTGTTAGTTGTCTTGCTGGTGACGAAGTTCCAATTCCCAATCTGCCTGAAGCATCTATTCTGACTTTTTCACCATTATTTGTGAAAAACTTCATAGCATTTACTGAATGGTCATATAACACTATTCCACTAGCTTCCAGGTTTTGGTCGCCTAAGAAAATACCTGAATAACCAGTATTAGGTGCCATGATAGAAAGAACTGTACCAGCAGAATTACTGCCTTCAATAATAGCTGCTGTTCTGCCATTATAAGAGCCTGAGAATCCTGAACTACCATTTTGAACGTGTAGCTTTTTACTTGGGGCAACAGTTCCAATCCCAACATTTCCAGAATTATTTACAAGTAAAGCTGATGTTCCTTGTCCTGCTGCTGCACTTCCGTATCTAACATCTAATATATTTCCTGAACCAGCTTGTTGTACATAAAGTGCTGTATTAACACTATTTCTTGAAAGAATGTTAAAAGCAGTATTAGCTTGTGTTGTTTCAAAACCACCACCACTTATAATCTTACCTGTAGTTGTAACTGCCGCTATATTAGTTAAATCTCTGCCTGAAGTTACTATTTCAATACCACCAATACCAATATTTCCGTTTACATCTAATTTTTGAGATGGAGTTACGTCTGCAATACCTACATTTCCATTTGCACCAATAAACATTTTGGTTGCTGCTGCATGAACACCACCAACACCAAATTGTATGTTTCCACCTGTATGTGCGTTTGTAACATAAAGACCACTTCCTCTGTTAGCCATAACTCCAAAACCACTTAGTCTCAACTCGTCAACACTTGCAGATGGATTGCCTGTATCTGTTCCTTGTATTGAAGCAAAAGTATCTAAGGTCGCAGAACCTGTTACATCTATACCTGTTGAGGTGGTTTGCAGTTTATTATTGTTGTTGTGTTTTAGTAATACTTCTCCATCTTTGACAACTTCAATACCTCTTTCTCCAGAAGTATCACCAATAATTACTTTGTTACCATTAGTTGTTAGGTATAAGTTACCTGTGCCATTATCTGTTACATAACTATTTGAGCCATCGTGATAGATTTGTAGGTCTGAAGAATCACCAAAGACTACTTTGCTATTGTCTTGGAAAAAAAGAGTATCATTTAGGTGTACTGAACCTGAAGCATTAGTAATAACATCTACATCAAGTGTGCCAACTTCTATTGGATGACTAAAATCAAATCTGTCTGAAGAAGCATCCCACAAGATAGTCGCATCTGTCGTTGAATTAACCGCATCTTGTATGGTAATACCAGCACCATTAGCTAAAGCAGAGCTATCACCTGTAGAGTAGTTAAGTGTTATGTTTTTGTCTTTAACGTTTAGATTGTTGGTATCAACGGTTGTAGTCGTGCCATTAACCGTTAAGTTACCACCTATTACGACGTTGCCTGACGCATTTATGCTAGCGGGATTGAAAGCACCATTAAATGCTACATCATCTTGGAAAGTGGCTGCACCCTGGACTGTTATAGTATCGCCAACAGAAACATCACCAGAGAACGTGCTTGTTCCTAGTCCTTTTACAAATAGATTATTCTTTACTCTAAAGTCTTTATTGTTAGCCATCTTCCCTATCCAATCGCTATACCTTTATACCTGTCCTGGTAATTTTAAATGTCATGCTATCAGTCGAGGCAGGTGTCGCTAATAGCCTTAAATTACTACCTGATATGTCCGCACTAAATGTTGCTTCCTCGGCAGTACCTGTAAATATAGTAGCATATTCAGTCATGCTCGGCGTAGTACCATCATGCGTTACTAGTATTTCTGTAGCATGAAATGTTGTGTCTGTTGAGTTGGTTATCTGCACTAAATACTTAACGGTTCTAAATGTTGTTTTAGAAACAGTATCAACCGCTACTTGCGTGGTTGCAGATGTGGTTGCAGAGCTAGATCCAACAGTAGCTACAGTACCTATACCAAAATTTGCTGCATTAACAGATTGACCAGATGCGTCTAAATCACCATTAAATGTTGAATCATTTTGTACCTCTAGACTATCAGCATTTACCAAGCCTGAGGATGTAATGGCCCCAGATGTAATAGTGCCTGTAATTGCTACACCACCTGAAACAGTTTCAAAGGTTTTTGAATTATCGTAAAACAATTCTACTGCGCCATCTGGCACAAACTTTGCAATAAACTCTGTACCATTTTTGGAAAATTGTGCTCTAGTTCCATTCGTTCTGATATCAAGCGCTCCTGAGCCTACATCCTCTATAATGCTACCTAAAGAAGCATCATGATATATTTTAAGATCACTACCTGCACCAAAGATTGCCTTTGAACTATCAGTAAAGGTAATATCATCATTAGCAGATACGGCTATATCAGTACCACCAGTTGTATTGCCGTTAGCTAGGATCTCAGCTAGGGTATCAACTGTACCTACCTGACTGTCTACATAAGCTTTAATTGATTGCTGACTAGCAACTGCTGTTGCAGAGTTACTAGCCATATTATCTTCATCTTTAAATGCAGAACCTGACAAATTACCGTTCAGGACAGGGCTAGTAAGGGTAGGGCTTGTAAGAGTCTTGTTTGTTAGGGTTTGAGTGCCTGTCAGCGTAACAACCGTATTATCAATAGCGAAAGTAACTGAGGTGCCTGTTGCATTAGAAGTTATGCCTGTACCACCTATCAAAGATAGAGTTTGTGTACCTAGGTTAATACCGATAGTTGCACTACCGTCAGATACATTCAAATTAACGGCACCTAGTGCTGATATGTTTTGAAAGTTAGTACCATCCCAATACTGTAATGTAGTGGTTGTGGTGTTATAGATAATCTGCCCAATATTGAAGTTGAGCGTATCTCTTTCGGCTGTAGTAAGTTGTAAAGTGTTATCAGGATCAATAGACCCTAAGTTGATTTCTAGTGTTCTAACGAGCTGATTGAAGGTTTCAGCTGTTACATTTGGCCCTGTAGCAAAGGGTAAGTTGGTTTGTAAGAGTTTAGCCACCCTTATCTTCTCCCGTCGGTTCTAAGATCTAGTCTTGTCGCCCCTAACCTCCATCCAACATCATTATTGCCAGAATCACCATCATTTGACTCTAGACGTAACACAAATTGTCTGCCTCTCGACCTAATAAATGTTTGTTGTGTAGTTGGAGAGATAACTGAACTTGACGTTTGTGTTAAAAGATCGCTTGGATAATTTCTTTGTTTAGTAATCATTTTTAGATTACCACTTTCTATAAACTTTATATCAGGGATTATTTTACTTAAAAAAGCAAAACTCTCTCCGTCACCTAAGTCTAAGTCTGACGATTCTATAAACACACCAGTCATTTCTGATCCGTCGTCGTTGAAGCCAGTCTCATGTTCGTATAAGTATGGAGCTCCAACGGCTTGTGGGAATGATTCGACACCAGAGTCTAACCAAGCAGTCCTCACCAACTGTCCGTAATACCAAATATTTGTAGCGTAGTTATAAATTACATAACGATTAATTTCTTTATTTTTATCTTCATTTTGGTCTAATTTAGATGGATAAAACCAACCTACTTCATTATGTTCTTTGTTAGTAAAACCAAATACCTTGTAAGCTTGTTCAACATTCAAACCATTTTCATCATCTCTAAATACATAGTTCTTAACGCTACAAGGCAGTTTCTGTACTCCACCACTATAAACGTAAAAACTATCGTAAGACATAAAATAAACTCCTCCAGGAGCAGTTACAGCTGCTTTAGGGCCTATCAAACCAGTTGAATTATCAATAAGGTTTACTGCAAATGTAAAAGGTGGACCAACAAACTGCATGCTATATACAGAAGTATCAGTAAATATAACTATTTCTTGTCTTGATTTAACGCCACCAACTATCTGAGATCCTGAAGATAATCTGACAGAACCAGCTGTATTTGTAGTCAAAGGTTCGAATTGTAGCTCATTTTCTTGATCACTAAATGCTACTAACATAGGATCAACTACCCCTGTTCTATTACCACCTGAGAGCGGATCAGCACCCAAAACAATTAGATGTCTGTCTGTTTCTGAAGTTATAACCTGTAAACCTTTGGTCGGCACTTTGTTAGCACCACCTATAGCTGATAATAAAGTAGCTCTTGTGCCTACGCCTGATGATGGTTGCCATCTATATATTTGACCGCCTCTAGGATTAATTATGAGATTTTGTCCAAAATTATCATGTGTCCACAAACGCAATTGATTGACTGAAGATAGTGAAGATGCACCACCCCAGCCACCTCCGCCCCAAGTGCTTGCACCATAACCTACACCTGCAACAAAATTGTCTAGCCCAACATTTATTTGATATGTACCAACAGTATTAGAACCACCATTACCTGTATCTGAGGAATTAGCTGTAACAGGATTACCACTTGTGTCTTTTGCTTCTATACGATAGTTGTTTGCGTCAACTATTTCTGATACCTGATACTCTCGATTGAGAACAGCAGCTGTAATATTGCCACCTAAAGATACTGCACCAGAAAAAGTTACAAAGTCATTTAGCACGCAACCGTGGTCAGTATCTGTAACAGTAATCGTTGCATCTCCATCACCTACTTTAGCAAACGTTACATCTCCTGCTGCTGTGGTGTTTCTAATAGGTGTTATATCGTTGAATGCACTAGTGTCATATATATAATATTTTAAATGAGATCCTAAACCTAGAAATTTTGTACCGTCGTTTGCTATCCAGTTATGTAAAGCCCTTACAGTTCCTAGGTATTCTATTTTAGTAGCAGTAGATGGTTGTGCTTCCCAACCTCCAAACTTTTCTGGTCTACCTGCTCTAAACCGTACTAAATTACAATCAAACCAACCGCCTTCTGAATCATAAGCGGTTCCTTCTCTATCAATCCCTGGATTGAACTGTAGCTTTTGAATTGTCATAACTTAAAGATATTCTATCTTTTTGTATGTATTTAAGCTAGATATTGAATTATTAGGTGTGGTAAATGTCTTCCTTCATCATTCTGGCAAGTTCTGAAGATCTACCCTTGACTTGTTGTGCCCATTTACTGTCTAACATTTGAACTGCAACTTCATCATAATCTTTTTTTGCTAATGCAAATAGCATGTTTTTGAAGTTAAATAATCTATTGCCTAAATTAAAATACATATTGATTAAAACTATTTGTCTGTTTTCAGAAAGTTCGTCAAAATAATCTAATTGATTTTTCAATATTTTTATGCAATTCCTTACATCATTTAATAATAAAAAATCTGCTTCATCTTTTGATATACCACCACCTAGTCTTTGATCGACTAACCTG